CAACTATTTAAGAACAACCCTATAATATAATTTAATATTCTAAGTTATATTATGTCTTTTTTAATTAGAGGCGGATACAATGCGTTGCATAAAACTGTAACTAATATTTATTTAAAAGAAACAAATAATTGGAAAAGTGGTATAATTTTGACAGATAATAATTATTTTGTAGGGAAAGTAAATCCTAATATAAATAATAAATTAAATATGATTAAAGGCGATGATACACATTATTTGATACTGAATAATAATATTATTTATGAAAATAGAATGCCAATCACATATAATATAAACTTATTGAGTTGTTCAAAAGCATATAATCATGGGATTACTGATATTGGAAGTTTTATTATGTGGGATAATATTTGTTATTCTAAGATATTGTAATTAATTATTACACTATTCATATTATAAATTTTATAGTATGAATTGTTTTTATAGTATGAATTGTTTTTATAGTATGAATTGTTTTTATAGTATGAATTATTTTTATAGTATGAAATTTTATGTTTAGTTGGAGTAAGCAAGACCACCCATACCGCTCATCACACGCAACACATTGTAGTTGGTGGCATACACACGGACCTTAGCCGTGTTGGTGCCCGAGACGGTCGCATTGGACAAGACCAGCTGGAGAGTGGCGTTGTCAATGCGCGAGAAATTGCAGGAGCCAGAGGGCTGGTGCTCTTCGGGGCGGAGGGCGAACGAGTAGACATTGATACCCTCATCAGGGGCACGGGTGTGGTGCTGAAAGGGCTGGACGAGGGAGAAATAACTTCCTTCACGCTCAGAGAAGCGGTCTTGACCGTTAAGCTGGAGCTTAGCAGTGACGACGGGATTCTGACCCCAGCAGTGCATGTCAAGGGACGATTCGGTAAGGACGAAGGTTCCGGCATCCGAAACACCCGAGGTATTGTTGGCAGCGAAAGCATCGTAATTATTGCCCGTACCATGGTTCCAGTTGGCACCGGCAGTAACATCAACGGCTCCGGGGTCATAGAAGAGACCAGTCGTTCCATCGATAAAATCACCAACAACCTCGTTTTTACCACCGAACGCCATGATAGAGTTAGGGAGCGCGTCAATTCCATCAGTGTAGTTAAAGGGCTGGGCACCGAGCGTTTTGAACAAGGTAGTTCCGCAGGTGAGGGAAGAGCAATAATCCACATTGGCATCAGGCTGAACAACAAAGATCAATTCCTTGCAGGGGTGGTTAAAGTTCAACTTAATCTTGTTGGAGGACGACCCAACGGATTCATCACCAGTGAACTGAAGCTGTTCAATGAGGTATTCGTGGGGGTTCTGGGCCATACGGCGACGCTCATCGGTATCCAAGAAGACATAGTCGACATAGAGGGAAGCCGCCACAAGCGATTGGTTGTAGGCAGACGTCACACGCTTGCTGGCGGTGTCGGCGCACGCTAAAGTAGACACGGCCCACAAGCACTCATCAATGGGACGAATATCGAGGTTAATCTTGACTTCGTGGTATTGAAGAGCAATCAGGGGGAGCGCAAGCCCAGGGTTGCGACAGTACCAGAATTGAAAGGGAACATAGAGAGTAGTTTCGGGGAGCGCATTGCGGGGCTCGCACACTTGAACGGCGGCAGACGAAGCACAAGGTCCGTCAACAGGCGAGAACGAGGGATCCGTAATGTAGGTCAATTGAGTGGTGTTACCAATCATCTTGAAGTACCCGCGCTCTTGCTCCTTGGAGAGCGTGAGCTGGTTCCACAAGTGCATCCAGTCACCATATTGACGATCAATGCGTTGACCACCGATTTCAACCTCAACCTGGGAGATCATTTGCTCACCAGGGAAATCGAGCCAGCGAGACCACACGCCCGCTTCGTTGGCGCCTTTCATAGACTGATTGATTTCGGGCAAAGTCACCTGCAAGTAGGTCCGGTAAGCCAAATCACCGTTGCGGCTGATAGTGCAGGTGACACGGCGACCAAAATCGGCTTGACCGTTAAAGGTTTGTTCAATGGATTCCATCGAAAAGTTAGTGTGGCGACGGTAAGTCACCTTCCAGAAGGTAATCTGGGGGTTACCAGTAAGGTAAACATCTTGAGCGCCGTAAGCTACGAGTTGCATTAAACCTCCTCCCATTGTTATATTATTACTAAAGAAAAAAATTTAGAAAATAAATTTTAATTAAATTTTAATTAAAATTTGATTAAACTATTAATATTAATACTTTTTCAATATACTTTTCAATATACTTTTTGATTATTTTTTAAATTAGACTCAATAAAAGTTTGTAAATATGTTTCTAAATATACCTCCTTTTTATTTTCATGTTTTTTTGTAAAAAAGTACTTTTCGTTTCTTTTTTTAACGGACCAACCATCGTTTATTGCGTTGTTAATAAATAACAATTTTTGCAAATCAATAAAGTCGATATTTATATCGCTTGGTTTCATATTTATGTTTAATTCCATTTTAGCAAATGGATAGAAAACATTAATAATTTTTAAACCAAATCTAATAGACCAAATCTAATAGTTTGTATCTAATTTAACAAAATGTTGCTTAAATAAATGACTTCTTTATTTAATATATAATGCCTACATTTAAACCAAAAAATATAAAAAAGATTTTAATTTCAAAAAATAAAATAACTACATTAGACGGAAAACATAAGGAAATTATAGACAGTTTTAATGAAGACAAGGAAAAATTACCAAAATTAATAAATCAGAAAAGAGAGATATTGATTAAGTTGAAAAATCCTAACATAGTTATTGATGAACATTTGGATTTATGTGATGAATTAAAAGAAATAAAATTAAAAATAAAAACTATAAAGAAAAAAGAAAAGGAATATTTACTAAATAATTCAACATATGTTTTTGATTATTTCGAAAATAAAAAAAATATAGCGAATTGTTCTAATAAAACTACTTTATTGGATACTTTTTTTAAAATAAATACAGAAGAGAATACATCATCCGAAATTTTAAATAAGGAACGAAAAAATATACAAAAATATATGACTAATGTTGATGAAAGCTTCTTAGATATTAATAATTTTATTATAACAACTGATGTTTGTACATTTTGCAATAAAGGGGAAATGATTGCGGTTGATTATGAAGGAGTTATGATATGTAATGTTTGTTTTAATAGCGTTAAATATTTGGTTGAAAATGAGAAACCATCTTATAAAGAGCCGCCAAAAGAAGTATGTTTTTATGCCTATAAGCGAATCAATCATTTTCGCGAAATATTGGCACAATTTCAAGCTAAAGAAACAACTCAAATACCCGACGAGGTCATAGACAATATAATTCAACAAATAAAAAAGGAGAGAATAGACTTAACCCAATTGACTAACAAGCGAACTAAAGAAATACTGAAAAAATTAGGTTACAATAAATATTATGAACATATTCCATTTATAAAAGATAAACTAGGAATTAAACCACCTATAATGAGTTCAGATTTAGAATCCATGTTGTGTAATTTATTTATGGATATTCAGGCACCTTATGCTAAATTTTGTCCAGACGATCGCGTGAATTTTTTGAATTATTATTATACAGTGTATAAATTATGCGAATTATTAAATCAAACCCAATTTTTGCCGTATTTTCCAATGCTAAAGGACCGAGAGAAACGGATTGAACAGGATGAAATATGGAAAAATATTTGCGAGGAACTTGGGTGGGAATATATACCAACCGTTTGATTAATATATCACATAAATTATTATATAATAATTTATTATATAATAAATATTTAAAAAGATTACCCTAATAGATAATAACAATGGAAAATAAAGTTGCGATTGGTATTGATTTGGGAACGACTTATTCGTGTGTGAGTGTTTTTCGAAATGGAAATTGTGAAATTATCGCAAATTCGGATGGAGAAAGGACTACCCCATCATGGGTTGCATTTAATTCTAGTGAAAAATTGGTGGGGCAATCGGCTAAATCACAGGCAGCTATGAATCCATTAAATACAATTTATGATGCAAAGCGTCTTCTCGGACGGAAATTTTCTGACCCAACTGTACAAGCCGATCTTAAACATTATTCATTTAAAGTAACAGGCGATAAAGACGACAAGCCGCTTATTTCACTTGAAAATGGTACAACTTATTATCCCGAACAAGTGTCGGCAATGATTTTAACTGAAATGAAAAATACTGCAGAAAATTATTTAGGTCATCCAGTATCGAAAGCGGTTGTTACTGTTCCAGCCTATTTTAATGACGCGCAAAGACATTCAACCAAGGATGCATGCCGAATTGCCGGATTGGAACCGTTGAGAATTATTAACGAACCAACCGCAGCTGCTATTGCCTATGGACTAGATAAAAATTTTAAAGGCGAAGAGCGAAATGTTCTTATTTTTGATTTAGGTGGAGGAACTTTTGATGTTAGTTTATTGACAATTGATGACGGTATGTTTGAGGTAAAGTCTACAGCAGGAGATACGCATTTGGGTGGTGAGGATTTTGATTTGCGTATGTTGAATCATTTTATTGACGAATTCAAGCGCAAAGAAAAGGTTGATATTAAAACCAATATGCGATCTGTTCGACGACTTAGAACTGCTTGTGAAAAGGCAAAACGAACATTAAGTTCTTCGGCAACAGCAAATATTGAAATTGATGCTCTGTATGACGGAAAAGATTTTTATTCGTCCATTACACGGGCTCGATTTGAAGAATTATGCGGAGACCTGTTTCGTAGTTGTCTTGACCCCGTTGAAAAAGTGTTGCGTGATGCAAAAATGGATAAAAATGCTGTTCATGATATTGTTATGGTAGGTGGGTCTACGCGAATTCCAAAGGTTCAAAAATTATTATCTGACTTTTTTAATGGAAAGGAGCTTTGTAAATCAATTAATCAAGATGAAGCTGTGGCCTACGGTGCTGGAGTACAAGCAGCTATTTTATCGGGGGATAAATCGGAATCAATTAATCAAATATTATTGGTTGATGTCACTCCACTCTCGATTGGAATTGAAACAAGTGGAAATGTCATGACAGTTATGATTCCGCGTAATACTACAATACCGACCAAGAAAAGTCAAACTTTTAGTACTTATGTAGATAATCAGCCTGCGGCAACGATTCGGGTATTTGAAGGAGAAAGATCTTTTACAAAAGATTGTAATCTACTTGGTCAGTTTGATTTAACTGGTATTGCACCTGCCCCGCGTGGAATTCCACAATTAGAGGTTGAATATAATATTGATAGTAATGGTATGTTGAATGTTTCGGCATGCGATAAATCATCGGGTCAGAAAAAAAATATTTCAATCACAAATGATAAGGGGCGACTTTCAAAGGAACAAATCGATGAAATGGTTAAGGATGCTGAAAGATTGAAGGACGAGGATGAAAAAAATATGAAGCGCGTTGAAGCCAAAAATAACCTTGAATCGTATATTTATAATTGGCGCAGTCAATCCGAAAAGAAAGAAAATATGGATAAATTGGGTGAATCCGGAATAGAATCAATTACCAATTGTGTTAAAGAAACCCAATCTTGGTTAGATGAAAACATGACTGCCTCTGCAGAAGAATTTACTGATAAATTAGCAGAATGTGAAAAAATTATGAAACCTTATGTGGAACAACTTTATGCGAATACATCAGAGATGCCGTCACAAGGGCAAAGCCAATCTCAAAGTCAACCCCAAGATAATAGTGAAGAATTGGATTAACTAAATAAAATTAAAACTAAATAAAATTAAAACTAAATAAAATTAAAACTAAATAAAATTAAAACTAAATAAAATTAACTAAATAAAATTAAAACTAAATAAAATTAAAACTAAATAAATATAAAATAATTTTTAAATTTTATTTTATATTTATTAATAAAAAATTGCTACACTCGCGCCTTAAAATCCACCCGGAAAGTGAACTAAGTTCGCGCCGATACCGAATCCGGCACCAGTTCGGGCACTAACCCCCATACTGGGAACATAAGTGTCTAAAATACTAAAGGTGGCTGCGGCAGTTAAGGCAATCAACGCAATTTCGTCAAACTTCAGGCTTTGTTGGGGAATGGCAAAAGCGGCAATCGCCACCATTAAACCTTCCACCAAATATTTTATAGCACGTTTAATTAATTCTTTCATGTCAATTCCCATTATTATATTAATTGTAAAGAAAAAATAATAATAATTAATGCATTAAATTATTTTTAATATATTATTTTTAATAAATTAATAGTAATTAATCTATTAAAAATGACTTAAAATCGTCTTAATATATAAAAATTATATAATGGCTGACAATAAAAATATTACTTATCGTACTAAACCTGATGGGACAGCTAATCCTAACTATGTAGATATGCTGGATGAGGATAAACCGATCGCCGGACAAAAATTTACTTGTGTTTCGTTTGTTTCGCCTGAAAAGATTGTAAAATCCCGTGAATTATTTAATTTTCAACAATTCCTAAAACAGTGGGATATGAATAAGTCTTTGGAAAAATTTAACCATTTTTTGAATTTTTTAGCGTATAAATATAACCTGAATTTTGATAATATTTCAAAGGATTTGCAAGAATTTTGCAAGGACGAGAAAGATAATTTATTTTTGACAACACTTGAAGACGATTTTAAGAATTATATTGATACGAACGATGATAAACTGGAAGAACAGTTTTGCAAGGAGCATGGCTTTCAGACTAGTGTGCGAGGCTTGAAAGTGCGCGGATCTTATCCTACCCAAGAAGAAGCCGAGATGCGTTGTAAGCTTTTGCGTGAAGTTGACCCGAATCACGATGTTTATGTGGGTCCGGTTGGCATGTGGATGCCTTTTCATCCCGAGTCTTACAAGACGGGACGGGTTGAATATTTGGAAGATGAACTTAATCAACTCATGCAAGAGAAGAATAAAAATGAAGCCTCCGCAAAAGTAGAGTTTGATAAGCGGGTTCGCGAAACGAAAGAAAAGGCGATGGAGGAAAACAAAAAGAAGGCACTTGCGAGCGGTAATGTATTGACGCAGACTATTGACGAAGCCGGAAACCTTGTAAGTGTAAAGGATCGTACTGAGGAAATCTCGGTTTCTGATTTGCGGAAAGAATTGTTTGAAGGCGAAAATATTGTGACAGATAAAAATACGGATCATGGGTTGAGCCGTATTGCTGAAGTGCGTGAATTGCCGGACGAATTGAAGGAACCCACAAAGACTGAATAGGTCAAAAATGAAAAATAAAAAATGAAAATTAATAATAAAAATATATATAATAATTTATAAGTTTATTATATATAATGCCTGCTACGCGTAGAAATATAAGTGGTTCCTCGCCAAGAAGACAAACTATACGGAGAAGGACACCAAACCCTGATAGAGTAGCAGCAAAATCATATGTAGAAGTAATTAAAGAATTACGAAAGGAGTTAAAAGGTATACAAAAAATGTATAGAGATGCGGATAAAAAGGTTCCAAAGGATTCAACAAAAATGACACAAGCCGAAAATGATTTAAGGGTCGTTGATTTTCCTGAATTACCCGAAGACAATATAAGTAGAAAAATAAAACCGACTGAACGATGGGGTATTATTGCAACCGCAAGGTTATGGCGTAGACCATTAAAAGATAAAAGAAGAATGGAAGAACATCTT